CCAGTGCTGCGCGCCGTCCTTTCGGTGCCCCGCCTGTCGTTGCAGCGATTGAGCCGGGTGTGGCCGTTCGCGTGCTGACTGCGTTCGCTTTGGCAGCTTTCGCCGCCTTATCCGCGTCAATCCGACGCTGCTTTTCCGTGGCTTCGCGTTGTGTCGCTTGGCTCTTCGTGAATAGCTCGTCGTTCAGGCGGAGCGCCTTCGAATAGGCGCTATCGAGATCCGTAGCCAGGCCTGCTTGTAGCAGTTGCTGCATCTGCGGTCCCAATTGGTCTACATACGGATGCGATGACTTGAAGTTTTCGACTTCAGCCACCGCAGCCGCTTGCATCTGTGCGTGCTGGCTCTGCTGGTGCTGCGCCATCTGGAATTCCAGATCGCGAGCTCGCTGCTGCGCTGCCATTACGTTCGGATCGATGTGATGCTGCATGTGCTGCGGCAATGCCGCGCTCTGCTGCAACATCTGCTGAAGCGGAATCCCGACTGCATGCGCCACGTTCACCAGCGTCTGAATCTTCGTCGCCTCATCGCCAGTCGCAAGCAGCCGACGCGTATGCAGAAGGTCACGAACGACCATTTCCGGCTGCACGCCCTGTTGGCGTAGCTCGTCGAGATGCGGCTGGATCTGCTGAACGATCGGCTCTACCTTCGAGCGGTATTCATCGAACCCGCGCTGGCTTTCCTGCTCGCGCTGGTGGATGTACTTCGCGACTTCCGGATCTAGCTTGTCCCAATGGGCGCGCTGATCGGCCTTCCACGACTTCGGCGGCTCGGGGCGCTCCAACGCTACCGGTTGCGCCTCGACGCCCGCCACAGCCTCAGCAGACGGCGCGGCCGGTGCTTTCGGTGCGAAGCGTCCTGACTCGTCACGCGCGCGGCCGTCGTTCTCTACCGGCTCGGCGCTGATGTTCTCGGCGCTCGGCGCGTCTACGACAACCTCATGCACCGCTTCCGGCGCATCGCTGACTTGATCGTCGATCGCTTCCAGCGCTTCAGCTAAATCTTCTCTGCGGGTTCCCATGCGTTTCTCCGTGGCTTATTTAAGCGCGTTGACTTGGTCGATAATCTTTTGCTTGCGCGCCTTCTTCGACTCAGGCGCAAGGTCGATCTTTTCTTTTGGCTTCAAGTACTTCGTTTCATTGCCGATCTCGATGCAGTTGTGCGCCTTCAGGTGTGCGCGGTGCTGCGATCGCGAGGTAATCATTTCGCCGGTAATCATCGACTTGTAAGGCTGCATGTCGGTCATGACATATGGAGCCGTCACCCGGCGTTGCATCATTTCGCCGCAGCACTCGGGAAGGTCTTTGTACTGGGCGACAGTGCGATAAACGTCCTGCTCGTTGCCACACTGAGCACAGGCGCATGCGTAAATTGGCATTGGTTATTCGCTGGAGGCAGACTTGGCCGCGCTGATCTGCGACGCTTCGAGGGTGGTTTGTGCGCCGATTTCGGCTACTTCGAGCTTGACCTGATTGTTCATTGCAGCAATCAGCATCTGGAATTGACGATCGCGTTCGGCTTTGTCGGCTTCGAGCATGGCCTTCATCTGCTCGGTGCGCTCGGCTGCCTGGCGGTCCATTTCGTCGCGGTGCATTTCCATCGCCGTCTCTTGCGCGGCCTGCTGAGCCTGTGCGCGCTGCTCGAATTCGGCCGTCTGCTGTGCAAGATGCGCCTTCAGTTCTTCGAGTTGCCCCTGCTGCTGAAGCTTGGCCGCTTCCATCTGGTTGCGCTGCTGCTCCATCTGCATATCGATCTGAGCGCCGGCCTGCTTCTCTTGGATGCGCGCTTGCGACTCGGCCTGAACCTTCTGGATTTCGATCGGCGGCTGCTTCGGCTGGTTCGCTTGCTGCTGAACCTGCTTCGTAAGCGTCTCCGCGGCGTTGTCGATCATCCCTTCCAGCGTCTTCCCGGCCTTGAACGCCGAAACTCCGAACTTCAGGATCTCGACCAGCACCGGGGCGAGCTCGGGCTGAGACTGAGCGGCCGGCACGGCCTGTTGCAAGAACTTGCTGACCATTTCGATAAATTCAAGGCGATCTGCCTTCTGTGCATCTTCGTCGATTTGCACCAGCGAATCGGCATCCACTTCAATACGAAAGTTGCGCGATACCTTGTTCTTCTTGCTTTGAAGCTCTTGGACGGTTATCGCCCATTCTTCATCGCTGATCGAGCGCCCAGTAAGCAATTCCAAAGCAGGACGCAGCAACTCTTGATCGGACGGCAGCAGTTGCAGTGCTGACGACATATCAAGAATCGTCGAGAACCGAAACTTGTTACAGATGATCTGTGACTTGAGCCGCAGTAATTCGGTTGCATATATCGCGACAGCATCTTGGGTATCACGAAGTCGAACAGCCCCGAACCGCGCCTTGATACCTTGCGCCTTTGCAGTTTCGGCGGCGTCCGTCTCACCGCGCATGATGTCGCTAATGCCAGTGATGGCGTAAATCTGATCTACAACGTTCGAGCGTGCTTCGAATGCGATCTGCAGCGCTTGAGCGATCGGGGCCAGGTCGACCAGATCCATCGCGCCCTTCAGGCCGCCTTTCTCCGCGAACGCCGCGAAACTCTTCACCGGTACGAGGTCGTTATTCCCCGTCTCCGTGAACAGCCGCTGCAATTCCTTGAACTCTGCGTTATAGACGCCGCGCAACTTCAGCGCCTTAATCAGCCCGTCGATGCGATCGCTGATCGTGTCGAGCTCGTTCGCCTGGTCCTGATACTGGATGAAATCGGGAACCGGAACCAGCGTATCGCTCGTGGTCGTGCCGAACAGGGGCTTGGCGCACGGCCAGAAGCCTTCGAGTCCGAGCGGATCGGCCTTTTCGTCCAGCAGTTCGCCTACCGACTTCGACAGCCACACAGCCTTTTGCGTGGTCTTGTCCCAAATTTCATAGATGCATGCCTGCTTACCGCGGCCGACATCGTTGGACGGAATCTTGGACTCGCCATACCCTTCAGCCGGGTTCGTGGCGTCCAGAGGAATGCGCATGGCCGTTTCTTCGCCAAAGCGCTCGCACAGCGTGGCGTAGGGCAAATACACCTTGCGCCAGACGCACGTCACCTCTTCCCACGTCCGCGCTACCGAATGCCCGAAATCGCCCCAATGCACGTAATCAACCGGCGATGTCTCGTCGTCGATCTGCTCAAGCGGCTGATCGTCGGTGATCTGGTCCGCGCCGGCGCCTTCGACGACTGCCATGTCATCGCTGTCATCCGACATCGGCTCTTGTACGCTCGTCACCGGCGCATAGCGCACCCATGCCACGCCACGGCCGCCAAGAAATCGGTCCATGACGCTGTTTTTCATCGCCTCCCGGTAATCCGGGTAATGGCGGACTTCGAACTCTAGCGCGCGCTCAAGAAGCAGACTTGCCACACGGCCGACAGGATCGCTGTCCCGGAAGCGTCGCGATACGTCGGGCTGCGGTAGACGACTGAAGGTGGCTGGAACCAGTGTTTGCACATTGGCCCATAGGATGTTGAAGCGAGCGGACTCGTTGCCATACGTATATTCCTTCGCGTCGTCACGGTAGCGCTTGACAATCTTGGTCGTGCGGTCCGTCCACTTGTTGAACGCCTTGTCATAGGCCGTGATATAGCCCAGGTAACGCTCTACCTCGGGCGACCGGGTCATTTGTGCCATATCTGCCTAATTTTGATTAGCCGAAGAGTTCGACGGAGCAACGCTCCAGCGTCAGTTGGTCTGTGCCAACTCCCGCCTGTCCCGAGAAGGAAACGACTTGATCTACGGTCGTGTCGATCGCCCATGTTTGGATCGGACCAGCCGTGAAAGCCGGACCAAGGATCGCGACCGGCTGCCCCACCTGAGCATTCAAGACGCCACGATTCTGAAGAAGGACTTCTATAAATACCGTGATGGTGGTTGTCGTAAAACTGGCCTGGTAAATGACGTTGCCGCCCCATCTAACGCGGAACGTCTTCGTATTGGCGTTCGTGGGGCAGGTGAACAGCGCCGTAGCCCGCAGCGTTGTGTTCGCCCCCATCGTCTTGCCGGGGATGGTGAACGACAGAAACGTGTTATCGGCCGTATTCAGCGGGTTAAGAACCTGCACTCCGCTCGAATAGACCGGGGGGAGAACAAGCGTATTTCCACGAAACATGTTCACCCCTTAGCCTATGATCTCGACGATGTAGCCTTCCAGCGTGATCGTGTCTGTGATGACACCGCACTGAGCACTAAACGTCAGCGATTGATCTGCAGTCGTGTCGATCGCCGCTGTCGCAACCGCTGTCGCCGTGCTGAACCCGAAATATCCGCCGCCCACCCACGATTGCGCGTTCGTCGCGCCTCTGTTGCGGATGATCGTTTCAAGCTGGACAACGCCCACGCCAGCAGTGGGATACGACGACTGGATAATCAGCGTTCCGCCGAAGTTGATCCGGATCGTCTTGGTATTCGTGTTGGCCGTGAAGCTCCACATCGACGTGATGCGAAGCGCGCTGTTCGGCCCCATCTGGCCGCCCTTGATGGTTTCGGTGCGCAGTACGTTGTTCGTCAGGTTGCCGGTGTTAGCGACCGGCGTGCTGTACGCGATCGGCGGTTTCGGCAGGTAACGCGGCAGTGAAGGCCAGCCACCCGCCACGACTGCTGTATTGGCCTTGGCGTTTGCGGTGTAGTAGTTCCATGACGGCTTTTTGGTCGTTCCGTCAGCTTGGATCATGCCGAAGTTATTGGCCGCCACGCCGAACACTGGTCCTGTGCCCGAGTCGTCCGAGTCAGCGAATAGCCCGTAGACATAGATGGCATTGATGCCAAGCGTCGCGCGGTTGTTGTATAGGACCATCGACTGGCTATTGATGAAATTGCCCTGGTTCACATCCGAGGCGCGCGAACCCCATTCCGTGATGTACACCTCAAACGGAGGCGTTTGCGGAACGTCGTAGGTAGCGTTGCCCGTCAGGCCGCGCAGCTCGGCCAGGGAGTTGACCGCTTGATTGGTCCCTATCCGCGACTTGGCCGTGAACGACAGCAAGTTACCGCTCTCTGTGTCGTAAAAGTGCGGATTGGCCGTGTCCAGTTGCAGCGGAGTCTTCGTGATCGCGCCCGTCGTATCGCGCCCTTCGCGCATCATCCGAAATGCTGTCTGCGGGAAGGCGTTCCCCGACGCATAACCCAGCTTGAACTCGTTCGTTACGCTGCGGATACCCGCCAGCATGCCGGAAAGCATTCCCCGCCAGCATTCGAAGCGCGCAGGGTCGAAGTCATCATATGAAGCGCCGTCAGCTACAAATCCGCGCGGGTTCGTGCCGGTGATCTTTGTACCTGCGCCAGCCGGGAACGGTCCGTCGCATTCGTTCGTACATTCGATCCGGACGATGCCCGAGCCCTTCAGGACATTGGCAATAGCCGCGCCGAGCGTGGTCCCGGTCGTCTGATTCGATGCGAACGTGCCGCCGTAGTTCGGGCCAGCATCGATACAGATCATCACGTCGCAGCCACCGGCCACCAGCGCCTTGTATTGACTCAGATAGGTCGTTGCCTTGGACGCCGATGAGCAATTGGTCCGCATCGCCTGAATGCCATTGGCATTGAACAGCGCGAGGTATGACGCGGGCGTCATGTTCGGCCAATAGCTGGTCGGATAGCCGATGTGGCAGTTCACGCCCCAAAACGCCTGCGGCGAGACGCTTGCCGTTGCCTTGGGCGCGTAGATCAGATTGCTGGCAGCGTCGATATACGCGTTACCAGCCTGCCCAATCGTGCTATCAGGCGCTCCGTTGCCGATGATCACGTTCTGAATGCTCGATCCGTCGTCGCCAGGCGAGCCCTTCAGCGTCGTAACGACCGCGTATGCACCGGCTGCACGCTGGTATAGAAATCCACTGTCGGTGTCTATCCAGTAATCGTTGTCGATGCCCACTGAATTTGATGGCACGCCACTGCCGTTGCGAATCTGAGAACCCGGCGTACCGGACCCACCACCGCCGATCGCGCCGCGTAACATGTCATTGGCCCTCGCCCACCTGAATATCCAGGGTTGCCGTGCCAGTCCCGCAGATAGCGCTGAGTTGCAGCCGTGCGCCATTGCCATCGGGAAGCGTGAACGTTGAGTCTGTGCCGGCCAGCACAGGCGTGCAGGTGAACGTAGCCGAAGCGGTCGGCACAGTCGCCACCTGAGCGCCCGAGCCGATCGACAGATACGCGTGGTTTGGGCCTTCGTTGACAATGCGAATTACGCTGCCAGTACCCGGCAAGGTGATAGACGCGCTGGCCGTGACAGTGACCGCAAGCGATCGGCACGCAGATTGCGCGGTGAATGAGCCCTGGTACATATCTGCTTCTCCAAATAAAAAGCCCACCGCGAAGGGTGGGCTTTGTATGGCATCACTTCTGGTTTTGGCGGTTCGCCTCGCGCAACGCGTGTACTACTTTGGTCTTGCCGCCGTCAGCAAACAATTCATATGGGAGTGCCCCAACGATGATGCCAGCGAGGTCAAACCCATGTTCCATACCTAGGTTGTATTGTTCTTTTGCCAGCGCCATCAGTTCTTCAAAATTCATCACATTCTCCTGTACGTAGAAACCTGCCGCATGTGATCTTCCCAAACGTCGTTTAGCGTCTCCTGCGCTTGCAGGTTCGCCCAGTCCGGCTCTTTGGAAATTGGTTTGGCCTGTTCATGGCGCCATGCGACAGCCATCATCCGGAATGCATCGGCCGGATTCGAAGACCAGTTGTGTAGCGGTTTCTCGCGAAAGACTTTCTTCTCGTCGTCCCACTCGCGCCGATACTCGCGCAGAGCGTCAGTGCCTTCCGCACAGTGCTCTTCGTCGAAATAGACGCGGGGAAACATGTTCCGTGCTGCCTGAATGCCGTCCTGCACGCTCAGACTAGGAACGATGTCCATCTTGTCCCAGCCGAGCACCGCGGCGAGCTGCTCAATGACTGACTTACCCTTGGCCGCCAGCGTCTTAGCTCGCGCATCGTGCGGAAGAAAGTGCTTTTCGTACCGATACGCCAGCCGATGCGCGCAATCGAGGATCAGATCGCCCTTCGTCGGCACCACGTCATCGCCAATCAGATCGATCTGCACTTCGCGGCCGATCAACTGGCCTGCGTAGTAATCCGGCTTCTTGCCCGACGATGAGTGAAAGTCGATTATGCGGATCTCGCCGGCGATCACCTGGAACCACCAGATAGACGTATCGTCCGTCCGGCCCAAGTCCCAAGAGGTGAAGACCGGATAGTTTGCATCGTGTGCAACCTTGCAGATCCGGCCTTCCTGATCGATATGCCGAAACTCAGCGGCGTAATACGCGCCCATGATCGCGGCATCGAACGAGCAGAGATATTCCTGATCGAACATCGCCAAGCCCATATCCTCGCCAAAGTCAGCGATATAGGCCTTGCGCAGCTTCTCTAGCTGATCGTCGTTGAAGATGCCAGTCTCACGCGCCGACAGAACCTGAGCGAAGGCGCCAGGCTCATTGCGAGCTGCGTTCAACGTGCGATATGCGTGATTCTTGCCGCGGGGCGTGGTGATGAAGAATTCCCAGCCCTTGTTCTCAGCGATGATCGGCCGGAGATATGCGCGAGCGGCAGGATTCGCCAGCGCCCATTCCGAATACACCAGCCCAACAGGGGGCGCACCCACCATCGCGTTGTAGTTGTCCGAGCCCAGCACCTGCCATGTGGAGCCGTTCACGAACTCAATGAACATTTCCTGATCGTTCGTCCGCTTGCGCAACTCGTGCGGGAATGCCTCGTCGATCCGGCGCTTGCCCGTGTGACCGTTCACCGCGTTCCAGATCGCCTTACGTGCTTGCGACGCCAGCGGCAGCATGTGCCAGTACGTCCCAACCCGCTCGAAGCTCTTGCAGGCCGTCGTATGAAGCGCGATTTCATCCTTACCAGCGCGACGATGCCAGATTAGTTCGGCGTGTTTGCCGCCCTTCTCCATGTAATCCCATGCCGGCCGCTGGTATGCACGCGGCACCCAGCCGTTAGGCAGTCTGATTACGGCCACAGAAGTGAATCCTTGCTTATAGAGGCGCAGTGGCCCGGAGGAATTTACTCGGAATCGCCAGCGAACTTGATGACTTGTACTACCAGGCCTACCTCGCCCGTATGTTCTGCCTGGATCTTGTCGCCATATTTCTTAGGCGCCAGCTTTCCAGCGATCCACTTCCGCGCATCCACCTGCAAACGGCGATGCTCGATCATGTCCGCCTCGGTGATTTCTAGGCCAGTAGCCTTGCTTACCGTCTTCTTCCCCGTCTGCGGCGTGTCCGCAATGTGCAGGATCTCGTCAAAGATCGCATCAGCCTGCGACTCGCGTGCGCGCGCGTATTGGTCGCGATACTCAGCATTAGAAGCAAGCCAGCGGAACACTGTCGCCCGGTTCGGCATGTCTTCACCGGAACAGATCGCCCGCAGGCTCTCCCCGTCTGCCAGACGCTCACAGATTGCGTCGCCTAGCTTCTCGCTGTACTTACTTGGGCGAGCCATCGTCTTTCACGTACTTCTGCGCCAGCCTCTCAGCCTGTTGGAGCAGATCGTCCAGCGACGTGTATTCCCCGTGCGCTTTGATCTGCTCGATGGCCCAGTCTCGGGCTTCTGCTGAGACTTTCACGTTAGCCACCAATGCTCGCAGCCCACACGTTGTTGCCGATGCAGTAGAAGTCGCCTACCTTTGCTGCGGGGAGGACGACTGCCGTATTGGTCGCAACGCCCGAGAAGTTGCCACCAACGGGCGGATAGACGTTCATCGCCGTGGCGGTGGAGTTCACCACGACGTAGATGTCGCCAGCCAGAGCGGACATGGATGCGGCGTTCTGAGCCGGGAGACGCGCGCCAGCCGTTGAGGCCGGAACAGTCCCGAAAACGGAGAAGTCGCTTGTGATGAGCGTTGCATTTGCCTGGCTGGATACGCCAGCAGCGGTCAAGCCCGTGAGGGGTACGCCCGCGGTCGTGTTCTGTGCTTGGGTTGCGGGAACGCCCGAACCCATCAGTTTTGCGATTGTGGTCATGTGATTCTCCTAAGCTGCTGCGCGCTCGGCGCTTTCGGTTACGTACGGGCGAAGAATCCCGTCCGAATCTTCCTCGGCCAGCACTTCTTCGATTGTCAAATCGTCCAGCAGAATCCAGCCAGTGATCTCGTCACCATCACCGAGCCAGTCGCTCCACTTCCCGAAGCGCACGAACTGGCCTTCCGGCGACAGCCGAGCGGGGTCTAGCGTCACTTGGTACGTCACCACGCGCATTGACGGGTGGCCGAGATCGTCCAGCAGCTTCGCGTTCTTCAGGTCCTGATCGAACGAGACGATCGCTACTTGCTTCTTGGTGATGGTTTCGATCATGGGCGCCACAAATAAAGACGCCCCGGCTGGCGGGGCGAAACCTGCGGGAGGAGGTCGCAGGGAAGGGGGAGATAGGAGAGCCGGAATTAACCGCACGCCAATGCTGTCTCGCGCGAACTCTCACGGCTGACAACTGTTTTTGCTCGATGGGAGCTACCCATGTGTGCGCTGGTCGCGGCATACGCCCCTAGGATTTGGCGCGCTGGCTTCCCAATTGTCATGCGTGAGGCTTTTGGTACCTTTATTGATGAAGGTACCAAACTTCACTCTCACAACGGCCGACTCGGCAGGATCAGATACCCAGAACTCTTAGCCGCGCCATGCAGCACCGAATCGGCACTTGTGAAAGCAAAAAGCCCAACCAGACGGGGGATCTAGTTAGGCTTTTTTAGGGCGAGTTATGCCCACAGACGACACGATACCTTATCTGCACAGGGTTTACAAGGGCTATTCAGCAATCCTTTAGCGAAAAGTTTCGGCCTTAGCGCTTCCTTAGCCTCCGCATAGTCGCTTTCCTGCGTCTCCGGATAGCGCGGGTTCGTCCAGACCGTGCGACCGGCGTCCATATTGCGCATTGCCGTCTGAATAGCCATGCGCTGGCGCAGCGTCAGTTCGAAGATGAGCGGTTCCACGGCTTTGGCGACGCCTTCCCTAAGCTTATGGTCGACCATCTCGGACAGCTCGTCGTATTCCATCCACTGGCGGCTAATGGTGAAATCGCGGCATGTTGAATCAGCGCGGCCGTAGCCAAGCGCGGGCTGGTAGCTTTGGGAAAACACATACCAGTCATATAGGATGTCGTCGATTTCGTCATGGCCCATTACTTTCTACCTCCATATAGTCGTTCGATCGTCGCCGCCAGGCAGTCAAGTTCGCTAACCTTCACCACCTCCCACATGCGGCGCTGGCCGTGGATTCCGTTGAATGACCCTTGGTGACAGTCTTTGCAGAGCGGAATCACGCAGAATCCGGGGCTCTTTCGCCCGGGCGTGCGGCCGACGAGGATGTGATGCGCGTCGCTCGGGCCGTGGGCGCCGCATACAGCGCAGGCCATTTCCTTTACCCGGGCAATGTGGAGGCGTTCAGCAGCGGCTGTCATTCCCCACCCCCGTAAAATCTCACCCCATGCTCCGCCCCGAATGCCGTGGCGATCTCCATCAGGTCCGACATTTCCCGAATGGTCATCTTGCTAGTGGACTGCCCGAGCACCACGAACCCGCCATCCAGCCCCGGAACTGCGCGCTGCTGCTTGAGCGATGCGCTGAAGACGTGTTTCCAGTCCTCGGCTGCCAGCTTCTGGCCATGCCATTCGACTTGGCCGGCTATGTCGTTCAGCATTGCCCACATGCGCGCGTTCTGGTCTAGGCTGCGTGTGCGGGGCTTGATCTCCACCACGTAGCCGTCAGGAGCCTGGATGCAGGCTCGCGACGCCATCTGCCGCGCGGTCGGATGCACCAAGCGAAACAGTTGGCGATCACTCATAGCTTCCCCCTGAGATCGTCCGGAAGCTTCCACTTCATTCCTTCCTTCATCCCGGCCTCATATGCCGTCTTTAGCAGTTGCTGCGTGGCCCACGACATCTGGTGATAGCCGGTATAGCAAAGGAAATGGGCGAACAGGCATTCCGGCGTGTGAGGCGTCGCGCCGCTCGACTGGCATCCGGTGCAGTTACTCATCGCGCACCTCCCGCGCTTCCGTGTAGTCCAGCCCGAGTTCCTGTTCGCTCTCGGCCATCCGTTTAAGCGCGTTCAGACGCTTCCATTGGTCGTCCAGCGTCTTCTCTGCGTCTTGGATTACCCGAAGCTCTACCGCGGGGCCGTGAGCCGACAGGAGCGCGTTTTGGGCTGCCAGCCACGTGCGCCAGTGGTTATCTTTGACGGAAGCGAGCAAGCAGCCATGCACGCTTTGGTAATACTCGTCGAACTGTTCACGCGACATTTGCCACCCCTCTCCACTTGTCCGAGTGATTCCACACCGAAATCTTTCCCGTTGTTTCCCACTTACCGGCCTTCCACTCGATCAGCTCGGGGTCGTATGTGGTTAGCGGCGACCCTGCTATGCGCTGCACCTCGTAGAATCCTTCGCGCACCGGATCTATCCAGCAGGGATACCAGCCTGTCAGTTCCATGCTTTGCTCCAATCACGACGACGAATCCCAAGCGCAAGCCACAGCGCATCCGTATCAACTACGCCACGCGGCTCAAATAAATAAGTTTTAGAACTCGCTTCCTCGGCCGTATTGTTCTGTTTGTCGCTTTGCTTCGTCTGCTTCGCTGACGACTGCGCAAATCTCTGTGAGCGGGGGGATAAAGCCTCAACCCCCCGATTCCCCCTTTCTCCAGGGGTGTTGGTGACAGAACCGTTTTTCATGCTGCCTCCTCCATATCGACGTTCATCGACTGCTTGTAGATGCGGCCGCGTTGGGCTTGCGGGGCGGAAACAAACCCGGCGGCCGTTGCGAATGGATTCAGCAGCCCTTTCTTGATCCGCCTGCGCTCTCGAAATGCCTTGTGGCACTCCAAGGCAGGTCGACGCGGCGGCTTAGGAGCGTCTTCCCCAGGCCCGAGCGCCCAGCGCTTCGAAAGGTGGTTGCTATCGACGCGCGCCCAACCGCTTATGCGAAACTGCACGCCACGCCACCTAGCCAAGATGTTTTGAATGCTCCCGCGGTCGGCGCCGGTTGCGGCCGCGATCTCTTGGGAAGTCATTTGAACGTCGTTACTGAGAGTCCCGATGATTGCCCGCAATACCCAAGACTGCGTTCCTCTTTCAGACGGCGGCTTGATGCCGAGCTTTAGGCGATTTGCTCTGAGTTTTGCGGCGTCGTATGAGCGGCCTGGCAGTCGGTGCAACCCGTTCTTGATGCTGCGCGGAGCGAACCAGATCTCCCGGAGGATCGCGTCTTCATCGGCGCTCCATTCTCTATAGTTGGGATGGATGATTCCCAAACGGCTTGCGTGGACCTTCACCGCATCCTTAGTCCGAGAAGGGAACATCGAAACAATCTCCTCAACTCGGCTACCGGAACCAAATGCCTCTCTGAGACGCGCGTTTTCTTCTTCCGTCCACCTTTTCATGCTGTCCCCCTCAGTTCGTACCGCGTCTTTTTTTGTCCCGGACCAATTGCTATCGACAGCCCGTCATACATTCGCTGCTCGACTTGGTCCGACGCCCACACGTACTGGCGCTTGCTGACCGTTTCCACCAGTTGATCGAAGACGTGCAGGCCGCCGTTCATCGCCACGAGCTCGTCACCCTTGAACACTCGGCGGCCGATCTCGAAGAACCGCTCCTGCACCGCAATAAGCGCGTTGTTCGCGTCGTACACCGCGGCGAGGCCCACGTTCTGGTTCTTGGCGCGCTCACAGAGCACCATGCTCAGGTTCATCGCCGTAACGATCGCGCCCCAGTCCTGCTGCGTGCCATCGCCCTGAGCCAGACGCGTCGCGCAAAGGTGCGTCGTCATCAGAACCTTTTCCTTCAGTTCGCCCTTGAGCGGTTCGTCACCGTCAAAGAGCGTCGTTACTGTGTCTTTGCGTCCGGCTTTCGGCCGGTATGCTTTGCGCGGTTTCTTGTTGCCTGCCATTTCTTCCCCCGTCCCCTAGTCAAGAAACATCCACGATGCGATGGCGCCACTCCTTCGCCTTCGCGTCCCACCGCCACCCGTACACATGCAAGGTCCATCCGAGCTTGCGTACTTCCCCTATGTGCTCCGACTCGGCTATCTTCTTCACCCGTGCCGGAACGTTGCTCCAACTGGTCGGCTGTAAGCCGATTACTTCGCCGTCCTTTATCGCTATCTGATCCAGAATCCCGAACAGATCGACTCGGATTCGAGCCCCAGGTATCCAGCGCTCTACGGTCCAGACTAGCCAGCCCTGCTCTTTCAACAGTTCTGCCGTGAGCGCGCTTGGCGAACGCTTCATCCGAATTTCTTCCCTTCGATCACTTCGCGGCAGCTCTGCAGGACTTCCACCGTCAGCGGAGCGCCATTCCGGGCCGTGCCGCGTTCGATAAGTTCACGCGCCCATTTGGTATGCGCCGACGACATGCGGATCGACTTAACGATTCGCTGCTGCTTCGCCAGGTTCGAATCGATCACCTTTTGGTCTGCCGGCGTGCTGTGTTCCAGACGCGGCGCCTCGTGTGCCGCCATTTCCAGACGCGTGCGCTTGCAGTGCTCAAGGAATTCCGGCAGCGTGGGCGGCTTCGTGAACGCCGTCAGCGCGTCGACACCTGCCTTCAGTTGCGCAGACGAAAGCTTTTTAAGCTCGATCGCCCATGCCTTCTGAACTTCCAAGACGTTCGAGCCGCGCCACATATCCGCGAACCGTGAGCCGTAGAAGGCGCTCATCTTGGCGAACAGCGTTTCCACCCAGCGTTGCGGAATCGCATTAACCGGCCACGGCGATTCGAAGTTGGCGGTTGTCGGTTGCTTCGGATTCGTGCTCATATCGATTTCTCCCCGTCAGTGCTGCGATTGTTTCGGCTCGTTCGTCGTGGTAGCTGTGGTTTTGCCTTGTGGCTCGCTGGTTTCTCACCCAGTTTCGCCAAGTGGCAGACCAGTCCAGCTTTCTCCCCTTGCTACCCGGCTGGGCTATCCAGTAATCCCGGAACTGACTCGCCACATCGCCCGGATTCAAGTCCGGCCTTTCTGTTTGGCAGAAAGCGATTTCGCTATGGCTGGGAATCCAGTCGGCAGGCAGGCGCGAAGCGCGTGCTTCTGCTTTTAAAGGGTTAATGGATGGATTAGGGGATGTATTGGGTGTCACCGTGACACCCCGTTCGTTGCACGGTGACACCCCGTCAGCGTCACCATGACACCCCGTAGCCGTCACCATGACACCCCGTTCCGAGCGGGGATTCACCGTGACACCCGGCTTTTTCATCTGAATGTCGTAGCAAAT